CCGGCGATGGCGGCTGCCACCCTCTGCCACTGGATTTTCGATTAAGGAGAACGATATGGCTTGGAACTACCCCGACGGATGCGGCCCCGACGACTACGAGAAGTGGTTCGGCCCCGACCCCGAAGACGAAGAGGACGAAGACGAAGACGAAGACGAGGACGAAGACGAGGACGAAGAGGAGGACAGCGAGTGAGCTTCTCCGATCCGGTCCGCATCATCGACCACATTCCACAGGACTTCGACATGAAAGCAAACCACAAACGCCGGCGATACAAGCAGCCAGTACAGCCTCGCGCGGAGGCACACACCAAGGCTCAGCCGGCGAAAGCCCCTGAGCCTTTTCCATGCGAGCGCCCTGGACGCGTCTGGACGCTCATCACTTTCATCGGAGCGCTGGCCATCATCGCCGGCGTGCTCATTACTGGACACTGGGAGAGATAAATGAACGACTTCAAAGACTTCGCGCTTGAGCTGCACGAAAAGGGCATCAAGGCAACGATGGACAACGCCAGAACGTTCGTCCTTGGCAACTACGACCGCGTGCTTCCTGCCTACTGGCTAAACCCCGACGCGAGAATCAAAGCGCTCTACGCGCTGATGGAGACGCGCTACGTGGACGACTTCGAGTCGTCTCTCAAGGCGACGCTCACGCTCAGCTCGGAGCTCGACCGAGCCCTTGAGCATGCGACATCGATGCTCTACGGCGAGATGCTCGAGATCGAGTACGACGAACACAGCGAGGAGTAAGCATGACGATCACTTCACTTGAGCCGCTCGAGCTACCGATGCCCGAGCCTGAGGACGAGGTCGACTTCGACCCGTACCCAGAGTTCTCCAGCCGCGACGAGTTCGAACGGGCCCAGTGGTTCGGCGAACGTGCAAAGCGTCCCGAGCCGATCTACGACAAGACTCTCGAAGACTTCTACGCGATCAACGACGACGAAATACCTTTCTGAGGACAACGCATCATGACATTCACTTTCAAAAAGGCCGTTCGCAGCGCCTCAAAACTTCGCCTCGCTCTGTCGGGAACATCTGGCTCCGGCAAAACCTACGGCGCTCTTCTGCTCGCCAAGGGGATCGGCGGCAAGATCGCCGTCATCGACACGGAGCGCGGTTCAGCATCTCTATACGCTGACATGTCCGGCATGCCTGAGTTCGACGTTCTCGATCTGGACGCGCCCTTCACACCAGAGCGATACACGGAAGCCATCAAGGCGGCCGAGGACGCAGGCTACGACATTCTCATCATCGACTCGATGACGCATGAATGGAACGGCAAGGGCGGCTGTCTTGAGGAAGTCGAACGCATTGCGAAGGCACGCTATCGCGGGAACTCGTGGTCTGCCTGGAACGAGATGACACCTCGCCATCGACAGTTTGTCGACGCAATGCTCACCAGTAAACTCCACATCATCGCGACGATGCGGAGTAAGACAGAGATGGCGCAAGAGGACGTCAACGGTAAGAAGGTCATCAAGAAGCTCGGCATGAAGGTCGAGCAGCGCGACGGAGTCGATTATGAGTTCACGATCATGTTTGATCTCGTCCACGACGGGCACTTTGCGAACGCGTCGAAAGACCGTACCGGACTTTTCTCCTCTCGCACTGATCCGCTAATTCTCACACCGGAGGTCGGCGCAGAGATCAAGAAGTGGCTCGATAGCGCTGGCGTCACGCCAGACGAATTCGCCGACCTTATGTCCCGCACAATCAGCGCCGAAACACCCGACGAGCTAATGGCAATGGGTAAGGAGATTGCCTCCAAGGGTCTCTGCTACGAAGACCGCGAAAAGATCGCGCAAGCATTCAGAGCTCGTCGTCACGAACTTGAACAAGCAATGACCGAACAGGCTACACAGGAGGAAGCTAACAATGGCATCAGTGAATAAGATCATCCTCATCGGGAATCTCGGCAACGATCCCCAGATCCGCGTAGGCGATCACGTCATCGCGAATCTCTCCCTCGGCACGTCACGCAAGTGGCGCGACAAGGACGGCAACGTCCAGCAGGAGACCGAGTGGCACCGCATCTGCGCATTCGGTCGACTAGCGGAGATCATACGCGACTACACGGCAAAGGGCGACCCGCTCTATGTCGAAGGTCGTCTGCGCACGCGCAAGTACGAGAAAGACGGCGCAGAACGCTACGTGACGGAGATCATCGCTGAGCAGATCCAGCTCCTGCGTTCAAAGAAGGACAACGACGAGAATCCGGCGCAGGCCAAGCCTGCTGCACAGCGACGCGCTCCCGAGTCGACATACGACTCTGACGTACCCTTCTGACCATCTTGACAACGCTGTCAAATTGATCAGTCATTCGATTTTTTCGAATAACTCAAGCCCTCGGCACTGCCGGGGGCTTTTTTTTCAAGGATCAGCAATGAATTGGATTGAATGGAAAGGCGAAAAGGTCGGAGATATGCACGACCCCGTCTGCGTCTGTCTCATGACACATATCGACAACAGATGTATCTACGCGATTCTGCCTCGCGCCTACTGCTGCACCGAGGGCGATCCGGAAGGGAAAGGATGGTGCTACTTTGAAGGCGACACAAGCCGGTATCACTCAATTACGTATCACGAATGCTACGGAAAGTGGGTGAAGGTCTTCGATCACACCAGGGGAGACAAGATCTTCTACTGCAAGCCGCACCTTCCAGACGGCACAAAGTTCGAACTGAACGACATCAAAAAACGGCAGTACAAAGGATGGGCGGTCGTGAAAGAAATGCATGTATTAAGGACAAGGAAGGACTAGCTTTGACAACGCGCCTCTGTTTCGGGTATGCTTCCTGTGTCGACACCGCAATGGTGCGACGCGGGCTTGGCGGCCCGAACTTACGGCGCGTAGCCGCCAGTCGTTCGATTGAGCGGCGTTTTTGTTGGCTACGTGCGGATGCCCCCCTGAAACAGGGGTGCATCGAAGTCTCTGCTTATGAGCGAGGCTTGTGGGGCACCGAAAGGTGCGCAGTTCCGTAAGACTGTCCGCCAACCTGCAAGTCCTCGCTCACCATCTTGGCGGATGGCACGAGGGTTTTCAAAACTCTTACGGAGACTTCACATGTCTATCCCCGCTTGCTTCTCCTTTGAGAACTCCCAAGTCCGCACGCTCGGAACGCCCGATCTTCCTCTCTTCGTCGCGATTGACGTAGCTTCAGCTCTCGGCTTTCAGAAGCCCTCGAACGCTGTATCTCAGCACGTCGATTCCGAAGACCTCATCAAACAGGAAATCACGGACAAGCTTGGTCGTGCTCAGACGGTCAACTGCGTCAACGAGTCCGGCCTCTACGCTCTGATCTTCGGCTCCAAGCTCGAATCCGCAAAGCGCTTCAAGCGCTGGGTCACGTCCGAAGTTCTTCCTGCTATTCGCAAGACTGGACGCTACGAAGCACAGGAAACAATCACGCCCG